ACATCTTAAACAATATCGACACTGTATTTTATAGCTTCGTTTCGGGCATGGCAGTTATGGCAATCGTGCTGTCTTTTCGTAAAAAGAAATGAACATTCGTGAATACTGAAATACATGGGAGGAGGTTAATTAATTTGAGCAGCGCATGTGTATGTCACCTGAATGAATGGTGCTTTTATTGCGAAATGTATTTGCCACTCGAAAAAGTGAAAGATCACTACAAGTATCGGGCTGACAAAGCAGAGACATTGTTAGAGAACATCATGCACGGTTCAAATCCAGTTGGTTGGTGGGATGAATGGATGCCTAAGATTGCACCGAAACTCAAACCTGAACCCCCAGTTTGCTCTTGGGATTGGATGAAAATGAGCGAAGAAGATAGAGCGGGTAAATACGTCTGCCGCTGTTGGAACAATTGCCCTGAGCTTCAAAGAAAAAAGAAAGAACGCATAGCGAATGCACGTGGGTTCTGGGGCAAGTTGTTCGCGAAGATGTTTTGAATATTCAATTACATGAGGGACGGTGGCAGGAATGAATTTATCAAATTTCAAATGGTGGAGACGGTTTTGCGGGGGGACGTGGCACCTTATATGTCCCTATAAAGAGCTGCGTAAAATTGATTCGTCAAAATACTGGACACAAAAAGTACATTCATTAAGCGATATTCAACTCAAGACTGAACAGTACAGAGAAAGTCACGTCTTAGTCCAGAGAATTAGGCGGTTCGGAATGAATATGGAAGAACATAAAAAGCCTCCAATTCCTGGAGGCTAGTGTCGATCCGATATTTAACACAGGCGAGGTTTACTATTACTTTCTTAACCTACTCCCACTTGCTCGTTTCGGAGGCATTTCATAGTAAACGAAGCTGTACGGGCTAGGGTTAGTGATGGTCGCCAGCAATCACATCGACTACATGAGATTATCATAACAAAGTGACAGCTGTTTGTCAGCGAACAAAAGTTCTTAGGAAAATTCGTGAATATAGAGGGCTAGGTGGGGAATGGTTACATGGACCGATAGGAAAGGATTTATTAGTTTGGTGGCCGATTGCATGATTGCTGGGGATGATCTTTCGTTTGCTTGGGAGCAGATAGGCAAGTATTGCGAACCATACAAGAAAGGCCAAACGCCAGCGCTTGGCCCGAACCAGATGAGATTCCTAAAGTCGGCTATTAACCGTCAAGCGGAAGAGAATAGGAAATGTAAACAAGGAGGCATAGGAATTATGAAAAAACAAACAGAGGTTGAGATTGATATACCGACCCCATTTCTCCATGTATTCAATGGGAACGAAGTCGAAGCTTATATGTCACTGAACAGATACTTTTCAATAGCCAATCCGACTGAAAAGCAAGCGGAAGAAGCAATCTCCCTCATTTGGAAGCTTTGCGGGAAAGAAACTGAGGCGGATGTAATTGCTAGTTGCGAAAAAGAAACAGTGGATATGATCAATGATTTAAAATATTCAATAATGGGCAGGGTTTCTTAAATGGTAGCAATGAAACAATGAATGCCGTTGATATCATTGAATACAGAATGCTTCCGTTTATCAATTCCGGAAAATCACCATTGAATATATCACTGCATGTTTCGGATCAGTCTTCACTTTCAAAACTTCATTGGATCGATACCCAATATGGCCGAATCAACATTAAATGTTCAGCATTCATCCCCCAAGGATACTCGTATCTAATGGAAAACGAAGGGTGCAAAGGAAGGGCAATGCTATGGGTGACAAAAAGGGCGGAAAAATAACACTAAACGCGTAGCAAACGAGCACAAAAGCCTTGATAAAGTAGGCATTACAGGAGAGGAAAGTTCTCTTCCGGTAATGTCTATTGGACCGTTATCACAGATAGGCACTCGGCCATGCTAAAGGTTGCCAACGCTCTGAAAAAGGGGGAGAACAACCGTAGCAGCAGTGCACCAGTGTGGCATGAGGAACGATCATTGATGAGGATGATCGATATTTGGACATAGTGTTAAGATTATGTGCAGCGTGCATGATTTTAACCGTATGACCAATGGTTATACTTTTACGTCATTTCTCCCCAAGACCGGTAATTACGTCGACCTTATGCGGGGATAAAGCATAAGTGTAAACTGGTCATTCCTACTTAGGTGACCGCAGCCTTTAAGATTTGACTCGCGTGCGGCCTGGAGCTGCCGAAATAAAGCTTCTTCATTCTGAGCCGCCACTAAGCGGCTCTTTATTATGTAGGGAGAGATTCGTTATGAAACACAGAATTGTACTTGATGGTGTAAAAGCCTACATTGATGAAAACTATTGTGATCCAGAAATAACGCTTCACAGCTTAAGTGAAATGTTTGGGATTAGCTCTTCCGTGATAGTCAGAACTTTCCCCAAATTATACGGAATTCCACCTTATAGATATATCATTCAGAGTCGACTGAATAAGGCGGCGGAGCTGCTTAAAAGAGATACGCAGGCGAAAATAGACGAAGTTGCCGGCGAATGCGGGTATTATGACGCGACCAACTTCTTTCTCGCATTCAAGAAACAGTTTGGCATGACGCCAATGAATTACCGAAGGCAGGCGGTGAATGGATCGTGAATACAGTTGAGCCGATAAGGGATACGGATATTATTGCAAATATCAAATGGGACCTGAAAAAGAAGTCGCTTCGTAATTATGGCATGTTCTTGCTCGGCATTAACTCGGCCCTTCGAATTTCCGACATTTTAAAGCTGAAGGTTGAGGATTTAAGAAAAGAAGACCTCTATATTCGAATGACCAAAACAGGGCAAGAGATAACACTACCGATCGCGGATTGGTTGCGTCGAGAACTTTCTCCCCTTCTGGATGGACGAGCCGACCATGAATATGTATTCGCATCGAGACAATCCAAAAAGCAGGGCGGACGAAAGAGCATTGACCGCAGCCAGGCATACCGCATTTTAAGACAAGCCGCAAAGAAGTATGGCTTGCGAAGGATTGGCACGCATACCTTGCGGAAGACATTTGCTTACCACTATTACCGGAGCACAAACAACATAGCCATGCTGATGGATTTACTGGGGCATTCCGATGAATCTTTCACACTTCGATACATTGGAATTACACAGGACAACATCAATAAAGCGATGAAAGGGTTCCGTTTATAGGTCAGTGCATCATATTTGGCGATTGTTGCACTCATTCCCGCAGTATCGAGGAAACCCCTATAAATAGCACAAAAAGAGCATCGTTCGAGTGCATCAGAATATAAGATATGGTGCACTCAAATACCAAAAAAAGGGAGAGAATCCGATGGTGAAAAGGCTATCCGTAGTGCCAGGAGTATTCATGCTGTTGTCACTCATGGTGTACTGGTTGGAAGGACCCGCACACGCAACTTACTTTGCAATGATCGCTCTATATTTTGAGCTGATTGACATAAAAAGGAACGGCGATGGAGTAAAAATTAAGCCAAAGTTCGGCGACAAACATCTTGCGGAATGCCTCGCCGAGATCCGTCCTCCGACAAGTAGAAATCGCCTGTAGCCACCTCCGAAACGCTTAACTACGGTAAAGCGAGAAGGTACTTTCAGGGGTATTTTTGCCTACGGGTGCGGGCGACCCCGAAATTTCGCTAGGCACAAAAAAATTTCGTTTTCTTCGCTTCGATATGCAATGCTATGCATAAATATGTATACCGGAAAAAGCCTGTATTTATCAGGTTTTTTATAAATTGTAGGGGTAACTCCATAGGAAAATGGCGCTGGAAAGACGACCGTCAAAACGAAACATGCGAAATGCGAAAAACCGCTTTCATTACAATGTTTTCCCTTTTGATTTGCGTTTGACAAGTGGGAGCAGACAAGTCTAAAAGAAGGTCTGCACTATGCTATCCAAAAACGTTATTTACAATGAAGACTGTATTTCCGGAATGAAAAATCGACTGCCGGACGCTTCGGTCGATCTCATTTTAACGGATCCTCCTTATCTGATGAATTACAGATCACAACAGGAGCGTTTCGGAGCTATTCTGAATGATGCCGGCGACGGTGGATTTATCACAAAGTATTTTGAGCAGTGTTATCGAGTCTTGAAACCGGACTCTGCTTTATTTGTCTTTTGTTCTTGGCACAAAGTCGACTTCTTCAAACAGCAGTTCCAAGAGTTTTTCACGATGAAAAACCTTATTGTATGGGTGAAAAATGGTCATGGAGCCGGTGACACCAAGGGCAGTTTTGCGCCACAGCATGAACTTTTGATTTATGGGCACAAGGGCCGTTCACATTTGCGCGGGTACCGGCTTTCTGATGTGATCCAATTCCCCAAGATTCCAGGGACAAGCTTGCGTCATCCAACTGAAAAACCCGTCGGACTTCTTGAAAAATTGATTATCGCCGGCAGTGATCCTGGAGCGCTTGTGCTTGATGGATTTATGGGATCAGGGGCAACAGCTGAAGCTTGTATCCATAGTCAGCGTGACTATCTCGGATGGGAACTGGATCCGGTTCATTATGCAACTTGTATGGACCGAACGAGCAATTATCAGCAAAAGCTATACTTTGGCGACACAATTCAATCTTAGAGGAGGTGAGCTGCATGGCCGACGATAGCAATGCCATCACGTTTACAACAAATCAACTTGCTAACATTTTGGGGCTCAGTCCTCGTCGGGTCCAGCAGCTTGCCGAGGATGGGGTTCTTGTACGATCTAAAAAGGGGCGTTATCTTGCTGCAGAAAGCGTGCAAAACTTCATTCGCTCGATACAAACCAAAGAAGGAAAGGCCGAGGTTGATTATTTTGAAGAACGAGCCAAGCATGAACGCGCCAAGCGTGAACGTGCCGAATTAAATCTCGCCGTTATGAAAGGGACATTACACCGCGCCGAGGATGTAGAGTATGTGATGGATGATATGCTCGCGGCATTTAAAACGAAAATACTGGCGTTGCCCTCCAAAATAGCTCCTCAGTTAGTCGGTAAAACCGAACAAGGCGAAATACTTGATCTTATGTATCGAGATGTAGCTGAGGCGCTGACGGAGCTTTCGGAATACGACGGGTTTCTGTTTAACGGAAAGAACGAGACCTACATTGGCGAGGTGGGCGCTGATGAGCGGATCGTCGATGAATAACGAGTTTACGCGAACATTTCAACTCTTTAAAAGGCTAGCTAAACGGGTTGCGCCGCCTCCATTGCACACGATCTCCTCATGGGCAGACGCGTACCGAAAACTATCTGCAGAAGCTTCCGCCGAACCTGGTCAATGGCGCACTGATAGAACGCCATACATGCGCGACATCATGAATGCCCTGAATGATAGGGAAGTTGAAAAGATTGTCGTCATGTCTTCCGCTCAGGTGGGGAAAACGGAACTGCTTCTTAACATTGTTGGTTATTATGTGGATTACGATCCTGCACCCATGATGCTTATCCAGCCAACAGAAGGTATGGGCGAAGCTTTTTCGAAGGATCGTCTTGCCCCGATGGTCCGAGATACGGAAGTGCTCAGCAAAAAAATATCGGACGCGAAAGCCCGCGATGGTGAAAATACGATACTTCATAAAAAGTTCCCAGGCGGACAAATTACGATCGGCGGTGCAAATGCGCCGGCATCGCTGGCATCACGACCAATACGAATCGTCCTTTGCGATGAGGTTGACCGTTATCCTGTATCAGCTGGAACCGAAGGAGATCCCGTTTCCCTGGTCGTTAAACGGACCACAACGTTTTGGAATCGAAAAATAGTGCTTGTTTCAACGCCTACGATTAAAGGGGCTTCACGGATCGAGACTGACTATTTGCAAAGCACGATGGAACAATGGTGCCTGCCCTGTCCATCATGCAATGAGCTGCAGCCGCTAACCTGGGGGCAAATTAAATTCGAGCGTGTTGATGAGATAGTCACCAAAGCTGCTCATGCCTGCCAATTTTGTGGGTCTTTACATGGCGAGTTCGAATGGAAAAAGGGTTCGGGTACATGGGTCGCAAGGAAAAAAAACTCGAAAGTCAGAGGGTTTCACTTAAATGAGTTAGCTAGTCCGTGGAAGCGATGGGAAACCATCGCTTCTGAGTTTTTAGAAGCCAAACGCGGCGGGCCTGAAATGCTCAAGGTATGGGTGAATACATCGCTTGGAGAAACGTGGGAGGAACAAGGTGAGGGCGTCGAAACAGACGAGCTTCTTAAACGTCGTGAAATGTATAACGGCGAGGTTCCAGATGATGTGCTTGTGCTTACTGCAGCCGTCGACGTACAAGACAACCGGCTAGAATATGAGATTGTTGGTTGGGGGCTTGGACTTGAATCCTATGGGATTAAGTATGGCGTCATCATGGGGGACCCTGGGCAAAATTGGGTATGGGAAACACTCGATCAGACAGTCATACATAAGTCTTTTACCCGTATAGACGGTCAAGACCTACAAGTCATGTCCACATGCATAGACTCAGGCGGCCATTTTACGCAGCAGGTATATAAATACTGTAAGAAACGAGAATTTAACCGCGTTTGGGCGATTAAAGGACAGGGTGGCATGGGCATTCCATTCATTCAACGTCCGAAGCGCCGCAATGATGCCGGTGTCTGGCTTTTCAATATCGGCGTTGATGTTGGTAAAGACACGATAGCATCACGATTAAAACTCGGTTTTGAGGGGCCAGGCTACTGTCATTTCCCTATCGAAACAGACAAAGGCTACAACGAGGACTATTTTGAAGGTTTAACATCGGAAAAACGAACCGTCCGTTATCAAAAAGGATCGGTGACTCACCGTTGGGAGAAACGATATTCTGGTGCACGAAATGAGCCGTTTGACCTTCGAAATTACGCAACGGCAGCCGTGGAAATTTTGAATCCGCAGCTCGAGGAAATTAAAAAACGAATGGATCTAAACAAAATTGAGCCTAAACTACCCAAAAAAGAGCAGCAGGGGGCGAAAAAGCGCTCGGGTGTTGTACGCAGAGGCATTGAAGTATAGGCACAGAAAAGGGGGAACGTTGTGAGTGCTCGTTTAGATACATTAGCAATCCGCTTACAGTCTTATGTTGACTGCGAAGCGGCTATTTTAGGTGGAGCACAGGAGTACACCATCGGCGGAAGACGAATCACGCGAGGAAATCTGCAAGAAGTTTCCCGAATGATCGCTTATTTGGAGAAGGAAATCGCAAACGAAACCTCCAAGGCCGCCGGCAGAGGAAGAAACCGAATGATTGGTGTTATTCCGCGCGATCTTTAAAGAAAGGAGTGGACAAGCTTGAATTTTCTTGATAAAACGATTGCTTTTTTTTCGCCTAGAGCCGCCGTGAAACGGGCTGCATCTAGAGAAATGCTTCGAGCCATCGATTCGGGATACAGCGAAGGTGGGGCATCAGCTAAAAAGAAAAGCATGCGTGGCTGGCGAGCTTCCGCAGGAAGCCCGAAAGACGACATTGATGTGAACCTGAGCACGCTCCGTGCACGCTCAAGGGATCTTTATATGAATTCCCCTTTGGCAACTGCTTCTCTCCGAACGGCGAAAACCAATGTGGTCGGACCAGGCTTGCGGCTTAAGTCGCGAATCGATGCTGACTATCTCGGCATTTCTCCAGAGGCAGCCGATGCCTGGGAAAGACAAGTTGAACGGGAGTTCGCGTTATGGGCTGAAAGCAAACATAGCGATGCATTACGTATGTCGGATTTTTACGATATGCAAGCTATTTCCTTCTTAGGTTGTCTGATGAATGGGGATTCGTTCGCCTTGTTTAAAAGAGATAAGTCGACGTTCTACATGCCCTACACCTTACGCTTGCATCTCATTGAGTCCGACCGCATTTCGACGCCGTGGGCCAGTGAACTATTGGGAAGTGTGGAGGGAAGAAACACAAGTAATGGCAACTGGATCATTTCAGGTGTGGAAGTAGATTCAGATGGGATGACACTCGCCTATCATATTTGCAATGTATACCCGATCGCAACCGGTCTGGACGCTTCGAAACAGCGGAAATGGACGCGTATTGAGGCGTATGGCGCGACAACCGGTCGTCCAAACATTCTGCATCTAATGGAGAGCGAACGAGCTGAGCAGCGGCGCGGAGTCCCTTACTTGTCACCGGTCATTGAATCCCTCAAGCAGATTACACGTTACACGGACGCCGAGTTGATGTCAGCCGTTATTGCCGGCATGTTCACCGTATTCATTAAGTCAGATGGCCCATCCAGCGATTTGCCTCTTGGAAATATGATATCTGACGATGATCAAGTCGCTGCAGGCGATCCCGCAGTTTATGAATTGGGGAATGGTGCTATCAATGTCTTGAACCCTGGCGAAGACGTAACCTTTGCTGATCCTGGTAGGCCCAACAGCCAATTTGAGTCATTTATTAACTCACTATGCCGATATGTCGGCGCAGCGCTTGAAATCCCGCAGGAACTACTACAAAAGTCGTTTCAATCCAGTTACAGTGCAAGCCGAGCCGCACTGCTGGAAGCTTGGAAAATGTTCCGCACGCGCCGTGCTTGGCTAGCCAAAGAATTTTGTCAGCCGGTGTTTGAAGAATGGCTGTCCGAGGCGGTTGCGTTGGGGCGGATCCACGCGCCAGGCTTCTTCCAAGACCCTGCCATTCGTCGCGCATGGTCTTTAGCTGAATGGAACGGACCAGCACCTGGTCAACTCGACCCATTAAAAGAAGTCAATGCCGCCGCAAAACGAATCGACTTAGGGTTATCTACACGAGAACGCGAGTCAATCGAAATTAACGGAAGTGACTTCGATCGGAATGTGAAGCAGCTGCAGCGCGAAAAGCAGTTGATGACTGAAGCCGACATCTGGCAGGAAAAGACACCGGCGCCGCAGAGTAGTGTACACCAATCAAAGGAGGTGAAACCAATAAATGAATAAATTTTGGACATTTCGCAATATCGGCGAAACAGCCGGCGAGTTACTACTATACGGTGACATTCGATCGGAAAAGCCCTGGTGGAGTGAAGGGAATGATGCGATCTATCCAAGGCAATTCAATGATGATTTGAAAGAACTTGGCAACATTAGCGAATTAACTGTCCGCATTAACTCCATGGGGGGCGATGTGTTTGCAGCCATTTCCATCTATACGGCCCTCAAATCTCATGCAGCGAATGTCACAGTTAGAATTGAAGGGGTTGCAGCCAGTGCAGCGACAATTGTTGCTATGGCCGCCGACTCTATTGAGGCCCCATCGAATGCACTGTTCATGATTCATGATCCGCTGTTAGTTCTATATGGCATGTACAATGCGGATGACATGAAGAAAATGGCTGATGTCTTGGATACCGTCAAAGAGAGCATTATTAACTCTTATGTCAACAAAACAGGGCGAGATCGCCAGGAACTATCAGACATGATGAATGAAGAGTCATGGATGACCGCCGAAGAAGCAAAGGCGGAGGGCTTCATCGATCAAATTTTGTTTGAAGATGAAAGCCTAGATGCCTCTGTGACCAATGATGGTCGGTTTATGATTGTCAACTCAGTCACGCATGACCTGAGTAAATTTAATACGCGGCCTTCAATTAAAAATCGCGCTGCAGCAGCGCCACCTGCCATTCAGGTTACAGCTCGATCAACTTCGTCACCCATTAATCATACGCAGGAGCGTGAAATCACTTTGGACATCAAAAACATTGAAGATTTAAAACGACATTTCCCTGATTTGTGCAATCAATTGGAGAACAGCGCTGCTGCTAATGAGCGTGAACGCATGAAGGCTATCGACAGCATTTCAGCGACCATCTCCAGCGAACTCATTAACAAAGCCAAATATGAAACACCGATGAATGCGCAGGAGCTTGCGTTTCAAGCTTTAAAGAACGACGCCGGCAAAGCGACTAAATTTTTGAATCAGCGGGAAGCCGAGCTCGAAGATGGTGAAGAAGTGGCCGCTGCTGCCCCGCCAGATGATAAAGAAATTAAAGATGCTGCAGTTATTGACCGCGTAGCCAATGCAGCTAACGCGAACCGCAGACGATATGAGGAGGGTAGAAGATAATGACCCAAAACTTATACACGAAACAAGCTGATTCCGTAACGTATGATAACCTGCTAGGCAGCATGCCTATGGCTGACATTCAGATCAAGTCCATCACCTTGAAGTCCGGTCAAGCTGTGTTGAAACGAGGTACAGTCGTCGGCATCATTACCGCATCCGCGCTAGCGGTATCCGTTGATAGCAGCAAAGCTGATGGCAGCCAAACTGCTGACTGCATTTTAACGGATGATGTGGACACGACAGCCGGCAATGTTGTAGCC